ACCGCTGCGGTGGTGGTGGGTATGTAGTCTGTTGCGATGTCGCCCAATTCTACCTGACTTGCAAAAATGTAAAACGGCTCGTTAAGGCTGTACGTTGTAATATCAACGAATGAAGCGGTAGCCCGTGTATTTGAAATTCTTTGCCAGCTTGTGTTTGCTGCTGCCACAGCATCTGTATTGTCATTAATATCAATACCTACGTAAGAAGAAGCAATTGTTTTTTTAACGTAGAGGCTGAAATTGGTGGTTTGCGTAGTTGCACTCGCAAGAGTTTGCCTTAAAACAAGAAAACTACCCGTCAAAAGAGTTACTTTAAATACTGCGCTTGTGTTTCCAAAAGCATCGGTAATGTTTTCAGTAACCACAGAATATGTGCCATCTGTTATCTTAGCCCAAGAGGCGTTGCTAAACGTATTGCTTTGCAGCACCAAATTAGTCCGCACCTTCTCAATAAGGCCCGCAGAATTTACACGGGTAGCCGTATCCCCTGTTCGGGTAAACGCTAAATCCCCGCTGCCGTCTGTTGGCTTCTCGGCATATACCTTGCTTGTCTTGTATCCGCTTGGTATAACTACCAAACTGGAATCGTCGTAAAAACTACTCATTAGTTAAAATTTAAGGCGTCTATTGCATTTACCAAACACTCGTACCCTTCGGTGGTTCCGCTATCGGCGGCTACACGAGCAACATACGCATCCGCATACGTGTAAGCATTATTGAAGCAAGTAGGTACGTCACCTATTGCCCGTGTATTGTAGTCCTCGTCTCCCCAATTTGTAGAGCAGTAGATATTACCCCACCCGATACTATTTGCCATTTTCCAGGTACTTTTTTAATTTAATTAGATTCTCGGTTTTTACTTTATAGAACCCACGAGGCCGGGCGGGAATCTCGGTCTGGGTAGATATCTTCGTTGACGTTGGCATTGTATTCCGGAAATAAAGATTGGTTAAAAGACATATAGTCGATAAAACGCTCGGTATAGTATTTTGCTATCGTGCGTTCCTTTTCTACTAAATAATCAATTTCGATTTTATCTACGTTTGTTGCGTTCTCGCTCGTGTGCTTGTACACACCTCCGTTAGCAACCGTGTAAGCAGCAAACGGCAAGTATTCCACCATTGCAAAGTGAATAAGCATTGGCTGGATATAGTCAGTTACAAGGGATAGGTAATTACCCGCAAGCGTGTTCCCGATAATATCCGAGGAAATCTTATCGTACAACTTTGTACCCGTGTAATTCTGGACGTGAATTTCTTGGGCAATTTTGATAAATTGGATAAACTTATCCGTATCGACGTTGCCGGAAATAACCGTATTGCGTACAATATCCTCACGCTTGATAAAGAGAGCCGTGGCCATTATTTACGAGGTTTTAAGAATCCTTCATTCGGCATATCCACGGGACGCTTTGCAACCTTTTCGTTGTTCGTCTCTGGCTTTACGCCTGCCTTACGTGCTTGGTTTACCGATACGTCGGCATTCGGGTTTTTAGCATCTGGAGTTACGCCCTCGGCTTTTGCCAGGTACGTCTTACGCATCCAGAAGTGATGGCACCGTGCGCCTCCTTTGTATAACCAAATATCGTATGTTGCTGCGCCTCGTGGCCCGAAGCCAGCGTTAACCTCTTGTTTGCGCATACGTAGAATATCCTCCTTGCGGTAGACCTTCTTTGCGTTTACCATCAGCTTACAGAATTGGCGGCTATTGGCCTTAGTGCTTCCGGGGGCGTAGGAATAACGAATCTTGTACTTGCGTCCGTCTTTGGTTTCGCCGTCCTGCTCACTCTTAGCGTTTGGGAATGCCTCACCGGTCTTTACTTTGGGGCTCTTAGCAAACTGCAAAATAGAATCCAAATAGTCTTCTTGCTCGTAGTCAACCTGGCGCTCGTCTACCAATTCCCAGTTATCCAAGTCCTCATCTTCGCCAAACTCTTTTAGCGTTTCAAACATTCCGTTAAGAACTTCGTCGCTCACGTCTGCGGACATTGCAATACCGCTATCCTCCACTCCGGTAGATTCCTCCACCACCTCGGAAGGGGCAACAATTTCCTCTTTGAACTCCAACGGCTGTAACGTCTTAAAATAGATATTTAAGGCCGCTCCGTTGAAAGATAGCACTTGCTCTATTGCATCGAGGATAATCTCCTGTAATGGTCTAATAACCACGTTATCGAACAAGATAGAAGCCGTCTTCAACTCGTCGGCGTTATTACCAAGTCCGCTGCTATCCTTAATGCCTAAAAGCATCGGGCTTGTTACCCGGTGGCCAACCATAATCTTCTGCGTACATTCCGAGGAAAGGAATTGGTACTGCTCGCTTGCGTCGGATAATTGTACGGGTTCGATTGTTGCTGCAAGTTCCTTATTATCGTTAAATGCCAAGATAAAACGGCCAGCATTCGAGCTACCCGAAAACTTATCTGCAATACGTGCTTCGATTAAGCTCTGTTCGTCTTCGGTAGGCGTTCCGTTATTAAAGTTAATCAGCATAGACGGAGCCAGCCCGTTCTTAATGTTGCTGATATGGTAATTGGCTACCTCTTCCTCCAGCTCTGCGTAAGGCAAGGAACCTTGGTAGTCCGTTGGGGCGTAGTAATAGTATCCTGCCTTGTAGGGCTTGATATAAAGAATCTCGATACCGCTCTTGGACATTCCGTAAGCATCAATGCGTACCGGAACCTCTTTACGTTGTGCTACCCTATCCCAGTTCTTTGCGTAGTAATAAGCAGGGATAAAACCTTCCTCGTTGCATTTTTCAGCACGCAGGGTCTCAACGGGGATATGCTCAATCTTTACGACCTTTGAATGGTCTTGGTTGTAGATAACTTGAAAGGCAGCGTTGCCCATCATCTTAAAATCGCTAACAACCTTCTTAACGCAATTTTTTGTAAACAACGACATCATCATTGCGTACTCATCGGGCTTCTGGGATGCGTCTGTTGCAGCCAGTCCCTTGCCAAAAATCATATCAATAACGCCGTTAATGATTGCGTTATTGGTAGGGCTTCCGTTGTAGCGGTCGATAAGGTACTGGAAATAATTGTTATCGTCTCCGTACTCAATCCATTGTTTTCCACTAACCTCCTTTACCTGCGGCTTAACGTAGGAATTTAAGGCCATAAATCGTATGTTGCTCATATGATAACGAACGTATTATCTCCTGCGGTTTCTTGGTCGTACACCCCGGCATTCACGGTGAACTTCTCGAAATTGGTTTGGTCGGTGCAGAATACCCGGCCACGATAAATCAAATTTACGCCACTAAACACCTCTAATAGGTAAAAGTTTGCCGCCTTCAAAGTCCAAGCAGCATTCAAGGTCATATACCCGTTTGCGCTTGTAGGTGCGATTGTTTGCGTCTGGGTGGTATTGGTAGATTCATTCGTTAACCGTGCCGATACAGAAGCAGGAAACGAGCGAGGTATGATTTGTAAATTCTGCGCTGTTGCGCTTGTAGTTAAAATGTTCATCCTCTAATTAACTCAAGTCGGACGTTTTGTTTTTCTTACAAACAAAAAAGCCACCCGAAGGTGGCCTTTCTGAAGTTGTTTGCTTATTTTAATTTTCTTTTGCCACTTGCAACGCTCGCTCAAGTGCTTGGATTAAACGAAGGTCTAATTGTGCGTATCTCTTGTTTTCTTGCAACTGCTCGTTAATATCAGCAACGATATTTTCGGCTCCAAGCTCTTTTGCAGAATCGATAAACGGCTTCATTTTAGCGGCTACGTTTCCGTGCTGCTCAATGTTGCTTTTTGCTTCGTTTATGAATCGCTCCAAAGCAGGAACAATACCAGTAACACCAGTTGCCTTGTCGGTTTCGGCCTCCCATACTTGCAACCATTTTGCAGCAAGGTCAATCTTGCGAGGTTGCATCCGATTCATAATCTTCAACGCATTTTCCATTTGTCAAAGATATATTAAAAATCTGTACCTACAACGATAGTAGAAATTCCAGCAGCAGCCAAAGTACCGTCCAAGAAGTTAGCAGGAACCGCCTCTTGTCCGTTAAGCGTCAAGGTGTAACCAGAAAGGTCTCCCATAGCAGCACCGGTTACAATCGTACCTCCAGTTACTTCGCAACCGTTTTCCAATCCAGCAACAAAGAAGTTACCATTGTAGTCCTCAACAATTACAATTGGACGCCCGTAAGCCATCAATTTGATTTCCTTGTTAGACTGCTTGCTCAATTTGTGCAAGGTCAAGTTCAAGTTCTGGTCAAAAAACGTGGTTCCGGTATCACGGCTTGAGGTTACGGTTTGCTCAAAAGAAGAGCTACCCTTCAAGTCGTATTTGTAAGCCGTCAAACCGCTACCCAAAACGTCGATAGCGTCCGTGTTGGTTACGTCGTATGTAACCGTTAATTCCTGATAGTTCAGAAAGTAAACAGCCGTGATTCCACCTACAACGTCCTTGCAGGGTTCGATACGGCCAAGGGATAATGCACAAGCCATTTTATTTATATTTAGTAAGTTAAAAAAGAAAGGGGTGGGGCGTTATTACACCACCACCCCCTTCAATGAAATTTAAGAATGATTAAGCTCCGTAGTAAACGATGTCGCTACCGATACCGTATTGGATACCAGCGCTCATACGCATAATCAAGCGGAAATTTTGACTTCCGTCAATGTCCGACATATCAATCAGGCGAACCTCGTTCTTGTCGCTCAACAAGCCAGTTCCAAAGAACAAGTTTGACTTCTGTGCAGCCACCATTTTGTTAGAAGTCAAACCTTCAGCCAAGGCAACTTTGATACCGTCGAAGTACAAGTCCTGAGAACCGTACCACATAGTTCCTTTGTTGTCAACACCGTTAGCACCTACTCCAGCAGCAGCGAAGCCACCCAAAGCACGAACGTATGCCTTAGCAACGTTTTGAGGAACGTAGATAGTCAAATCTTGCTTGCCGTACAAGGTAGATGGGATAGCGTCTACAACCTTACCCAATTCAGCGATTACGTTAGCAGCGGTAACAGTCGTAGCAGTTACGTCGATAACGTCACCATCAGCAGCAAACAAAGTTTGGAAACCGTCGAACTGGCCAGCAGAAGCGTTAACACCCGCCCAAATGTTTTGCTCGATACGAGCAGCAACCTTCTCGGCAGCGTAAGCAACGATAAAGTCAGTAAAAGAGGCGGGTACATTCTTGAATGCAGAGTAACCCATCTCAACGGCTTGCCAAGTTTGTTCAAAGTCCTTTTTGCACATTTGCAAGTTAACTTGAAACTCCTCGGTCGTTAAAACACGCTCGGTCAAAGTAACGGTAGACGTAGGGTCGAAGTCGCAAGTAGCGTTCTTCAAGATATCGTCAGTACCGACCTTTTGGATAACGGATTTGTAATACACGTTGGGCATTACCTCGATAAGACCTTTGTCCAAGGTCGGTGCGCTCAAAAGAGCGGCGGCAACGTATTTACCGGCAAACTCGCCAGCATACGTAGTAGTGATTGAAGTGGTCGTAGCCATTTTTTAATTGATTTTATTTGTTAAGACGTGCGAGAACTCGGTCGATAGAAGTTTCCGCTGCGTTCTGTGCGAGGTTAACTCGTGCAGGAGCAGGGGCTGCTTCTGGGTTGTGGCGGATGGGCATAGCGGCAGGCATATCCGAGGACATTTCCTGCTTCTTTTTGTACGCTCCCATTTCCTCCTTAATTGCGGACATTTCTGCACGCATCTCCTCAATGAGTGGCATAACCATCTCCTTGATTTTCTCCTCCATAGTTGGCTCGATAGCTGCTTCAACCTCGATTTCAACTGATGGGGCTTCTTCTTCTACCTCGGCTGCTGCTTCTTTGATTTCACCGATAACACCTTCTTCGGCTACAACCAAGATGCGGCCATCTTCCATTTGATATTCACCGACTGGGACTGCGATACGGTCTTCCTCTGATACGATGAAAATGGGTTGGCCTGCCTCAAATGATTCAGCTTCCAAGACGGTGCCGTTATCGAGCTTGGCTTGCGCCAACTCAACCTCGGAGGTCTCAACTGCGGACAGTTCGGCAAAGAATTTCTGGAAAATTTCTGTTGCTTTCATATTGGAAATAATTGATTAGTTATTGATTGTTACATTTTTATACGGGAACCTTCACGGTAACGCCTACGCCTTGTGCTTGAAGGGAGCCATCGCAGCACTTTTTGGAATAGGTGTTATTCTTGCACAAGCAGCCACGCTTGTCTCCTTTGGGGGAGGAACGGCTTGGGGTCTGTTTCATAGTTTGCCTAATTCTTTAAGTTTAGATTCTGCCCAACGCTTTGCGGCTAACCCGCCCCATAGCAGGAAGGAAATAGTACCGCACGCCTGCATATCGTTTTCGTCGTAGTATGCCTCGGCACGGGATAGGTACGAGTACATACGGGTAATGGTCTCTACGCTGATAGGCCGTCCGTCTGCGAGTTGTTGCGCTCGAATCTTGCCAACTGCCGTAGCGCATTTGTTACCGCCTTTCTCGTTTAGTTCGATTCCTCGCTTAGCATTGTTGCGTACCGCTTCTGGGTAGTCCGTGTAGGATTCCATCTCGATTCGCTTCTTGCTCTTTAAGCGGCCATCCTTTTTAATCTTGGCGATAATGTTGGAAAGCATAAATTCCGCTTCCTCCTCTTCGATGCGTTCAAGGTGGGATTCCATTTGCATCTTATCCACAAAGTAGCCCTCAATAGAAAAGCCCTTAACCCGTCCCGTCTTAACGTAGTTATTCCAGATGTCGTCGTTGTTGACTTTCATTGAAACCATCCAGGTACCTTCGGGCAATTCCATTCCGTAGATAGCCGTCTTGTCTTTTTGTGGGTCTTCCACAATCCAAGATTCTACCACGGACAAACCGCTTAACTCTGCGGCGTGTTCGAGTGTGGTGTTACCTTGATAGCCACGCATTAAGAATAGCTCCGAAGCCCTGCGTACCGTATCCTTGGAAAAGTACACGTAAAACTCCTCACCGCCTTGGTTGCGGTAAATTGTTTTGTTTGGAATAAGGGCTGCGCCCATAAGGATACGTTTCTCCTCGTCTTGCGCTTTGAACTCTACCTCGTACTCCTTTGCAAGGGTAATAAAGTTCTCCTCAATCGCTGGGTGTTCAACGATAGATATTGCATTGATGCCGTTTAGTCCTTCGGTTTCCTCAAGGACAAGTTCAATTACTTTTTTCATTATCCGAATGTTGCTGTTCTTGCTCTGCGTCTTGCCAACTGTTGTGCGCTTGTAACTTGACCCGCTACCACGTATGCTTGAATTGGTTGCTGATTGCGCCCGTTAATACTTGCGGCTAATTGGTTTACTCCACCTTGGCCTACTACGTTAAACTGCGGGGTCATAGAGGCCCCAGCGGAACCCATATCCGGTGCGCTCGTATCTGGAGTAGGTGATTCTGATGCACTAAACTTTGTAGCTGCAATCTTTGCTACGTTGGCGGCACCAATAACCCCAGCGGCTACGGCGTTAGCAACACGTACCGGGAAAGGCAATAAGCCATCCGCACCCTTGGCACCTAACGCACCTACAACCGCCGTGTAAGTAGCCATAGTAGCGTCTGCAATTTGCAAGGCCTTATTAAGTTGGAATGCCTTACGTTGACGTGCCTCGTTACCTCCTGCAAACAATTCAGAAATAGAAGTAAGAGCTGATATTGATTGTTGCGCT